CTAAAGGTACGGGTAAACTTCTTTGCAGAGATCCCGCGGTGGAGATACTCACGTTCAATCTCTCCGTCACTTTTACCACCGGCTACAACCAGTATCCCGTCTTTTACCTCTACAGTCAACTGTTCTTTGTTGTACCCAGCTAGGGCAAGCTCGATGGAAAAGTTTGTTTCATCTTTCTTGACGACGTTGTGTGGAGGATACAGCTTGTTGTCTGCCATCTCTGACAGTCGCTCTATCTCAGACCATACGTGGTCAAATCCAATGAAGTGTGAACGTGGAAACGAAAATGCTTTAGTTGCTACCATTGTGGTGCCTCCTTAGTTAAAAGCAAGGTTGTTGTCTACTGACCGGACTATCCGCATCAGCATTATTATTTATAAGACTTATCGTAACTTATTTGGGTATTATTGCTTTTTATCTCTAATTTTTTTATGCGCATAAGAAAATGGCGTCCCTAGGGACGCCATCAGTACAAACTAAGATAATATTAGCTTGGGCACACTGCTGCATCGTCAGATGCATCAAATGTATCGTCACCGCAACCATATTGACCATCATTGTTGGTGTCACAAACACGTTGCCATGCCACCATGTCAAATGTTAGACCCTGACTCCATGGGATGTATGCTTTACACCAAGCATGTGAACCAAGTTGTTCATCATCAACACCATCATCAGGTGGTGCAACATAGTCTCGACGTGAAGTTTCTGCAAATTCCTTGAATTGAATCGTTCGACCATTGTTAAGGGTACGCTGTTGATACAGCTTACCTTTAGTAACCATGATCTTTTCATCATCCGCAAGAGTAAGTGTAGAACCATCGTCGTAGTTGATAACAGTTGCAGCAGAAGCTGCGATTGGTAATGCTAAAAGCAATGCTAGGATTTTTTTCATTTCATTCTCCTTAAGGTTTAACAAACATTATTGATCACGTGATTGCCACTGTTGTTGTACCCTTACAGCTTCATCTAACGTAGAGCACAACTGGCTGCGTGATGGTTGACCATCAAACTTTTCGATCACAACGTATTTCATTACGGTGTCTGTAGTTTCACTTAACCACTCGTTAATAATTACTTCTTGCGACCGATTGTGTACTTGGCTTCCAGATTCCATTCATCTTTCTCCTTATGTGGCAAGATTTTAATTTGCGACAGAGGTGCAACTGGGTCAGCTGATTTGTCTGGACTAACCAGCTTAATCAAACCCCAGTCACTCAATAAATTAGCTATTGTGTTACGTCGTGATAAATCGCTTTGATCAAAATTAGCTGGCTTGCCATCTAAAGCAAACAGCTCTTTAAAATGTACGATGTAATACTTACCCTGCTTATGTAGCACGTGACATGATTGATACAGGGTTTTATCTTTTCGAGATGCAATACCGATACGTGTAAGAGTTTCACGTACCTTGAGGAAATCATCTTGATTCTCTAGAGTCACTTCAACCATCGTTTCTATTGATACCGCCATTAATTCCACCCTTACTCTGAGACGTTGTTATTTGTGTTATTTGGTCTTCGGTAAGTAAATTAACAACTTGACGAGCTTTGTCTTGGCTGTATCCATAATAATTCATAACAGCATCGACAACATCATCATGTTGAGGTTTAAACCACTTACTATAACGCTTCTTCTTTCTTACGATATTTATAAGAAAGTCAAATTGCAGTTTTTTCTGCAAGTGGTGGCGTTGGTTCATCTCGTTAACAAGATAGATCGTATCAATAAAATATGACAGTCCCTTGTTAACAAGATACGGTGGATACAATTTTTCGGCAAGCTCAGGATTGTCACTTTCACCAATAATATCTTCTTTAGTATCGTTGATTGCGTTAAGATAGTCAAATGGATTCATTATAAATTATCTCGTCGCCTATAACCATTATATCAATAGCCATATTATCAATCATCCACTTACAATCATCAACGCTGGCAGCAATAGGTTTACCTGCAATGTTAAGACTTGTATTCAATAGAACAGGGCAATCAGTAAGCTCATAGAAATTCTGAAGTAGATCATAGAAGATACCATTAGATTTATCTACTGATTGAACTCTACATGATCCATCGACGTGTGTGATAGCTGGTAATGATCGATTTGGATTGACATTAGCGGTGTACAACATGTACCTATCTTCAATTGTATTGTCGAAATATTCATGCTTATATTCATGTAGTACACTTGCTCCAAAAGGACGAAAACCCTCTCGATTCTTTACCTTGTTAACTATATCTCTACCGTTACTAATATTTGGATTAAATAGTAATGAACGATTACCTAATGCACGTGGACCGATCTCTCCGTTACCTTGGTACCAACCAACGATCTTTCCTTGTGCAAGTGCCTTTGCTACGGTTTTAATTGTTTCAACGCTAGCTATTGTTGAAGGTGCCTCATCGTCTTGACGGTAAGGATATAATGGTAGATGTTCACGACAAAGATTAATGTTGTATTCTTGCGCGACCTGCCAAAGCGCACCCAAGCTGATACCCTCGTCACTAGAGTGAGGAGCAATAATTAAGTTTGGAAATTCTTTCTTTAGCTTTGTATTCCAAATAACATTTTGAGCAACTCCTCCACTAAAATGTATAATATCATTTTTTTCAAACAGTCGACCAAAAAGGCCCACTAATACATCACCTGCATGCTCGTGTACCGATGCAATCCAATCTAGCAGTGTCATTTCAGCCAGTCTATCATCACCTTTATACATTCTCCACAGGAGTGCATCAAATAAGATCCTACCTTCCCTTATACCTAGTTGAGACAAGTAATTGTTTATGAAAACGTAGTCAACATTGCCATGACTTTGTAGTCCCATTACCTTTCCAGCAACGTCTTCAATATGGCCATAATCTAGTCCTAAAAATCGTTCACCTGCCCATTCCATGAGGGTTGCAAAGGATGAACAGAAATACATTTCCAGTTCATCTACTACCTTATCTTTTTCAAACACTGTGTACCAAGTAGCCCCATCACCTCTTCCATCTATTACAATTCGATTATCTATTGGTTGATCATACACTGGCCAAATGCTGAAAGCATGAGAAGCATGGTGGTTATAGTGAGTTACTGGACACTTCGCAGGAAAATACTTTTCGTAACCATGAACAGGAAAATGTTTAGTAGGGGGAAGAGCGTGTCGAGGAGAATCTAATACTAAACCAATATGATCTATATCACTAGATGTTATCCCCCATTGATTCTTTATAAAACCTTCCCACTGAATCGAGAGCTCATCGAATTGCCCTTCATATCCATGATGCTTATCTTGTAGGATTCTTTCAGTTTTAATGTAGCGTACTTGTGAGCCATCAAAGTAAGAAAAGTTAGCATCATGCTCGCTTAGCTTCATTCCAAGTAACTTCATACCCATTCTATTTCCATCATCAACTCAGTCATACAAGCGACATTGTTGATTTCGTGATCAGCCACAAAAGCGGATTTGTACTGATAGTCTGCAAGGGTAACTACTAGCTGTGGGATACTTTGAGGTTTAACGTACTTAGTAGCACCATCGTAAAGTTTACGATACAGTTCTGCAGCGTCAAGATCGCTGTGTTGTGCAACCCACTTACGCATCTCTGTAAACTTCTTATTCTTGAGAGCATCAACGAGTTGATCAATTGAACCGTCATGGTTAACAAGAATCCCACTGTCAATTTTACCTACTGCACTGTACCGTTGCAACTCGTTTAATACACGTCGAAAATCAGGGAAATGACGGCTGATAAGCTCTGCTACCGCCTTGTCATCATATTGTACAGATTCATTGCTTAGAATCGTTTTTATACGCTTATACAGCTGCTGAGCAAGGCGGGGCTTGTCTTCTTTAGATATCTTGAACTCAATAACACCACAGCGTGAGTGTAGTGGTTCAATAATGCGATTTTTAAAGTTGCAGGTTAGAATGAATCCACAATTTGCACTAAACTCTTCCATGAAATTACGGAGAGCTGGTTGGGTGGATTGTGGATTGAGATAGTCAGCTTCATCAAGGATAACATACTTACGTGAACCCATAAATGAAACCGTCGATGCAAAGTCTTTGATCTCTGTTCGCAAAGTATCAATGTTACCATTCATTGAACCGTTGATCACGATATAGTCTACATTAAGCTGCTCACACATAGCACGAGCAACAGTAGTTTTACCTACACCTGGACCACCAGATAATAATAGATTAGGTATATTCTCTTGATCAATAAATTGTTGAAATGTTTGTTTGAGCTGTTGTGGAAGAACAGTATCCTTAATAGTACTAGGACGATACTTCTCCACCCATAAAAAATCTTTTGACATCACAAGCTCTCATAATAAAAGTTTAATCGGTTAATTCGGCTTCCTCATCAGCCTCACTTAATATGGCTGTACATTTAGTTCGAAGTTGACCAACAGCCAATAACTCTTCCCCTCTCAATGCTCCACGTACCGTAGCTACATCAATAAGTTGTACAATTAAAGAAATATCTTTATTATCTATTTCCATTTTTTACTCCTGTTCAATACTATTAGAATCCAAAATACGTAACAATTGATCTCTGGTATGAGAAACAGATTTCAATCTATCTACTGCGCTTTCCATATTCATAAATGGAGGTAATCCCATCCCAATGCGACCATCAAACACATTTTGATATTTTCCATTGGCTTCATTATAATGAAGGAAAACTTGAGAGCATACTTCACCTTGAAACTGTTCACGCCAGTGTAACAACTCACAACCACTATACACCATCATGTCACCAGGTTCAAGATCGATCTTAACATCTTGTCCATTATTGTTACGAACAAATAAAGGCCACGGATCTCCACCCAAACACAACGTAGTGCTAAATTCACAGCTTTCTCGATCTTTATGTTTCTCTAATGTATCACCGTTAAGATAATATCTACAAAAAGAATATGTTGGACAAAGAGGTCTACCTACAATTTCACTCATCTTATCATTGCAGACATGGCAAAGCACATCCATCATGCAATCACCGTACCAGCTGAATGATTTTGGACACTGATGGTCTTCACCTGGCAGATGACCATCATAATCTATATTTCGAAGATGAGGATCAAAAATTGCCTTATAGTGTAAATGATTAGCTTTGGTTTCGAGGTATAGATTCAACAAATTTGCTAGGCCAGGATCTATGAATCCCTTTACTACAACGTAGCGTTCTTTAGCAAAGTATTCGTTGTAATTAACCTTGTCCACGATACTTTTTGTATCCTCTTTTTTTGGATTTGTTTAAAGAACTCATCTTAAACTTTCCACGACCAATACTTGTTCCCTTAACAGTACCTTCATGAGAAATGTTAGTACCCAGAAGTGAATTACCTACCTTTTTAGCCAACGCTACTGTCCTCCAAAAAACGATGAACCTTCCATCGCAATCCAATATGTCAATGATCCATCAGTCAAAGTAAACTGTGCTAGTCTTTGTGTAGAAATTGTTACGTCATATGCACCAGCAATTAACTTTAAGTTTTCTACTTTGAACACTGCTTTGAACTGCTCACTTGTCTTTCCAACCTCATAAGAAAATTGATGAGCTGTGGTGTTCTTTGTATTGTTTGCAATGACCTTAATCACATCACCATCACCTTGAATACACAGCTCTGGTAAACTCATTACTGAAGCTGCTTGTAATAGGTGTTTTAGTACCTTATCTCCAAGTACAAACTTAATAGGAGCGTCTGGCAACTCAACACCTTTGTCAGGTGGAACTGTCACCATTGATTTATCAGCATAGAAGTACTGACTGCTTGCTTTATTGTCATCACTAATTGAAACATAGTAAGTATCAAAATCAAAGTCTGGCTCGTTGAACAAACTAATAACACCTAAGAACTCGCTAAGATCATAGATAGCAAAGTCTCTAGGAAACTCCTCTTGTACCATCGCTTGTGCTAACACAGTTTTGTTTTGCGATACTGTTCGAATCACATTACCTTTAGATACTGATAATGTTGGATTGACAGTTGAGAAGTTTTTTAGTACTTGAAAAGTACGCTGAGTTAACTTCATCGCTTAACCTTCTTTACCTTATCAATGTCCGCAGTTGGCGATGCACCAATCTGAGCAAGAGCTGCAATTGATCCACCAAAGAAGTACGAACCCATATGAGTAGTTTTCATCCAAGGACACATCCATACCTTGACGCCTGCATTACGAGCCCACTGACAGAACATATAATCTTCTGATAAGTATCGATTAGAATATGTACGGCCAAGGACACTACTGGTCTTATCGCTGAGGAATTCGATAAGCTCTTTATTTGTTGCATCCGGGTTCTGCTCGAGAAACGCTTCCGCCTCATTAACGGTGTTGGTATTCTTGTCATCAACTAATGCATCGAAGTAGCACATGATCTCACGCGAGCCATCAAAGTTCTTGGTACGAACATGATCAGGCATATATGTCATGTGTGGATATGCTTCGTCAAACTTCTCAAAGGCTCGACGTTGGATCATCATAAATCCAGTACCACCTTCCATCACCTCAACTGGAGCGTTAAGAGCAAACGATCCTGTACCTGCTGTAGGATTGAATACAAAGTCTCCAACAAAGTTATCCAAGGTGTTAGGATTATCATCAGCATAACCTCTATCAACAGCGTCTTTGATCTTCTCCCATGCAATAGTCTTTTTTGGATAAGGAGCACATAAAATGTCGTACTCACTTTCGCTATCCATGAGAGCCAACATCCCAATCACGTCATTGAAATCAAACCCAATGTCGCTATCTAAAAAAATCATATGAGTACAGTCACTGCGTAAAAACTCATCTACACAATAGTTACGAGCTCGGGTAATCAATGACTCGTTAAACAGATAAAAGAACTGTACTTCTATTCCGTACTTGGCTGCAGCAGTAGCAAGGTCTGTAGATGATTTGGTATAGGTACCAGCACACATTCCTCCATACATCGGAGTACACACCATTAACTTACGCTTTCGCAAATCATTAATATCAACTTCAAGTTCCACGCTTATTCTCCATATTTTGTATCGTGTGCTTTTCCAGTACCATAATCACCATCATACTGTGACAAGGACTCTGCTTTAAACAATAGGAACTGACCCAGTCTAGCACCACGTCTAATTTTAGCCGTACCAAATGCGTTTGCTAGGAAACCAGCCATTACACCAGAGTATCCAGAATCATATAAACCAGACCTTACCATCAACCCATTTCGATTAAGTGTTGATCGTGTAATAATGAATCCGGCTTCATCCTCTCCGACTGTAATATTACCCTCAAAGATTATTTGATAATATGGCATGTTTAACTGCCACCACCCATCTTTGCCAGGCTTGTATTCGTGGATTACGGCATGCCTCTTGTGCTCTGTTCCATCATCAAGTTCACCTAATTCAAAGTTAGTGTCTGAATCAAACTTATACAGCTTGTCTACACGTAGATCAATAGCGTTAGGTTGTACTTGGCTTGGATCGAACTGACTAAGAAACGACTTCGAGTTTGGTGATGCTAGATGAATCATCGTCAATAGGTTCCTGTGTAAAATACCATAGTAAAACAATATAATGGATTGCCTTCAACAAATCCTTTTTATTGTGTCCTTCTTTCTTACCGTATCTCATTAGATACTTAATAGCTGTGTCGCGACAAGTAGTGTCAACTGATCCTAAAGTCTGCCACACATCAATAGTTTGAACATTGTTCTGCTCTCGCCCTGCCAGCTCTCCAACATAATGTCCTTCGTAAGTTGAGCTAAGATAGCTAAGTGCTTCAGCTAGAATTTTATCTTCATTGAATCTAAATTTGTCACTCATCGCTACAAAGCCTATCAATGTATTCCATATTGTCAAGCGCAAGGTCAATCAACGAATTATCTTCGCACTTAAAGTCAAAGTCAACTTCTTTCTCAAACTTACCATCAATAAGACCTGTGGGTGACTTGTCGAATCGGATACCATTGAGACCAGTCCAAATAGCTGCACTGCTGTCCCAAGTATCAATGTTAAAATGTTTTACTAATGAAATCTCATTGGGCCCATCAACCATACCAAGCATATGAATTTTCTTTTTGTTTAAGATACAGTTACCGAAGAACCCGACTCGAGCAAGTTTTGTCATCATCTTCCAACGACTCATAAACCGTTGCAATTTATTATCTTTCTCTACACCATAAGCATTTGGAATTCCCAAAATAGAAAGTCCAATATAGTCTACATGATGGATCCTCGACGCCCATAGTGCCGTCTCGATATAATCTCGATCATGGCCTATGGTAGACTGAGGAACAAAGAAAGTACCAAAGCCAGCCTCTCGTAACTGAG